CGTCGCGGCAGCGGTGGTGAGGTATTCCGCCAGCGCGGAAGCCTGCGAGGCCATGAGCGGCTGCGCGGGGTCGATGCCCATGCGGCTGATGACGCCATCGCGGACGGTGCGGTAGGGAGTGGCCTTCATTGCGGGCCTCCTTGCTGCAACGCGGGCAGGGTGCCTTGGCGGCCGATTTGGGCGTTTTGCTGTTGTTGAAGCTGGAAGTTGAAACCCTTCATTCGCGCCTCGATCATGTTCCGGAAAATCTCGTCTTGCTGGATGCGCTGCTGGAGCGCGGGGTTTGCCTGGATGATGCCTTGGAGGACTTGGGCGCGGAGCTGGTGGTTTTGGCCTTCGGCGGGAAGTTCGGGCTCGGTGCCTGCGGCGATTTTCGTGAAGGCCAGTTGCTCCTCGTTGGCTTCCATGGCGGCGGCGGGGCCGGGGTCGCGGACGAGGAGGTCGGCCAGAACGGGATCGACGGCGGCCATGATGAATTTAATGAGCCCGGCGCGGTCTATGACTCCGGCGGTATCCATCGGGACGACGGCTTTGCTGATGTAATCGAGCTTCACGCCGAGGGCTTCGGCGTCGAGGTTCTTGGCGTCCCAATCAATGATGAGGTCGAACTTGCCTTGGATGCTTTCGCGGTCGGCTTGGAACGGGAGGGTTTGGCCACCGGAGACGCGGAGGATTTGGACGGGCAGCATGTATTGCTGCATGAGTTGGTAGGTCTGCGTGATGATGGCCTTAAAGTCGCGGAGCCAGCGGTCCACCGTGTGCTGCTGGACGAGGGCGGTGTAGTTGGGATCAACCCCCTCGCCTGCCATGCCGAAGTATTCATTCACATCGCGGCGCACGGCGCGTTCGATCTCGATGGTGCCTTGGTCGAAGGGCGGCGGTTGCATCCAGCCGATTTCGTTGGGGCGGCGCTCGGGGATTTGGACGGCGGGGCCGAGGATGATGTCGAGCTTGCCCCGATTGGCGGGCACGCGCATTGGGGGCAGGATGGCGATTCCGGCGCGGTCGGTGCGATAGTCGCGCTGGGTTTTAATTTCCGCCTGCATGGTGCTGACGATCTCGGGGATGCCTCGGGCTTCGATGAGGCAGCGGGTGACGCGCTCGCGGGGGAGCTCCACGAAAGGATATTCGCCGTGGGAGTAGGGGGAGATTTCTTCTTTGGCGAAGATGTCCACATTCGGGTGCATGACCCGGCACATGATTTTTGTGGCTCCGGTCTTCTCGTCGGTTTCCTTGGAATAGACATGCCAGATTTCCACCAGGTCGCGGTGGTCTTGCCAGAGGATGGAGTCGCGGCGGTTGGTGTTCTGGTGGGCGTAGATCGGCCAAAGGCTGGTGCCTTTGTAGTTCTCGGCCTTCTCGTAAAATTCGTAGGGGTAGCCTTCGGTGACGGTGCGCTCTTCCAGCTCCTCGCAAGTCACCATTTCGCGGCGGGCGATCCAGGGGGCGCGTTGCAGGTCGTAGGTGGCGGTGGGGAAAATGATGTCGTTAAAAGGTTCGAGGGCGGTCCACTCGGGCTTGCTCTCAAAGATGTAGGGCTCGGTGTATTCGACGGTGCCGCCTTCGCGGAGCTTGCGGACATTGGCGGCGGTGCCGGTGCCGGGGGCGAATTGCTCAGCCATCTCGATGGCGATTTCTTCTTGGAGTGGATCGAGGATCGCGCCGATGAGCATGGCGAGCGGCGAGGCGGGGTCGCCCTGCTCTTGGGCCATGACGATGAGGTCTTCGAGGCTGACGGATTTTTCCTCAATGCGTGTCGTCGTTTTCCAGAACACGCCCATGATGGCGATGCCGTAGGTGGCGCGGATGTTAAGGGCGAGTTCGAGTTCGCGCCGGAGGTCGCTGGCGCAATGGGTAAAGAGCATCCACTTCAGCACGGCCTCGGCGGCGGTGCGGGAAAGGGCGTCGGAGGATTCGACCGGCATCATTTGCAGGCGGGCGGCGAAGGTGGCGGTGAGACAAAGCTGGGCCTCGCGGTTGCAGACGAGATCGGCGAGGCGGATGCGGCAATCACTCGAACCAGACCAGGGGAAAACATTTTTCCCGTAATTCTCAGGCCACTTTTTGCCGTCGGAAGATTGGCCATCCCACAGGGCCATGCGGGTGTCGTAGTTCCGCGAGCGGACGGAGGAGAACCAGCCGCCATCGGTGGCGGCTTCGGTGAGCTGGCCGATCCAGTATTTCGTGTCGCGGTCTGGCTCTTCGGATTCAGTCATGCTGTTCGTAGGCCGGGCATGAGGATGGCGAACTTCCCTGTGCCGCCGCATTTGACGACGCATTGGGGGAAGTTGCGTTTGAACCAGGCGATGAAATCGGAGTCGCGCCAGCAGCCGGGGACTTTCCAATTCCAGAAGTGATAAATTTGGGGGTCAACGGAGAGGGTCAAAGCGCCCACGCCCTCGATGGAGCGGAGGTCTTGCTTGGCGTGGTCGGCGGCGATGGCGTGCTGGCGGGCGTCGGCCAGCACGGCGCGGGAGTTCCACTGCTCGAAGAGTTCGCTTTTTGCTCCTTCGGCGAGGTCGCCGGGGAGGTCGCTGAGGGCTTCTTTGAGGATTTCCATTGTCAAAAAGGGGAGCCCGGTTGCCGGTGGCCTGTCCTGAGACGAGGGGCCACCGGCAAGGGCTGGGGGGCGGGTGTTACGCGGTGGCCGCGAATTTTCCGAGGACTTGGGGGTTCGAGACGGCTACGCCGAAGATGGCGTCGCAGAAGCCACGGCGTCCACCGCCACGGTCTTCAAGCTCTTCCATGCGAGGCTTGCGATTGAACCCGATGGAAACGAGGTCCATGTCGAGCACATAGCCGCGAGCGGCTGAAACGGCGGCTGCCGCGCCATGAGCGAGGTAGGTCGAGACATGCAATGAGAGAACGCCAAAATCTCCCTCATACAAGTCGATAGTGTTCACGATTTTCTTGTCGGAAACATTGCTGTTGAAGGTGCGCACGGAGGACATGACATTCGTCGAGCCCGCTGTGGTGCGGATGAAGTTGGTGAACGCACGCTTGAGGCTGGTTCCGCAAACGAGGTCGTAGTTGCGACGAGCGCGACGGACCTTGAACATCGACTCCAACACATCGATGACATTGTTCTCGGTGAGAGAAGCGGTCGCGGTGGTGTTGATCGACGCGGCGGGGGTGCGGAACGCGGCGGGAACGGCTGTGGCCGTGTCTGCTTGCGCGGTGGATTTGATCCATTCGCCGATGCCACGGGTGCGGTAGGGGTTTGCGCCGGATTGAACTTGGCTGTCGTTGTCGGAGCCCATGATGGCTTCGATGTCCACTTTGAGTTCGACGAGGGCTTTGGCGGCGGCTTTGTTGAAAGCCTGCTTTTTGCCAACTCCTGCCAAATCAGAGACTTGCTCCACGAGATCATCGACCTGGAAGCTGCGGCGGGTTTTTTGGATGCGGCCCGAGAGGAGTTCGCGGTTCGCGTGCTGGTCGTCGAAGCTGGTGACATCATCGTTGGCGAGGACGCCAGCGGTTTGCGGGTCGTTGTAGCGGTCGGCGGGCCAGGAAAATAAAACATTCGTAGGCTCTTTTGATTTCTTGCAGAGGCTGAACAGGGGCGTGTCGCCTGGTTCGATGAGGACCATCGCGTCGGAGAGATCCTCGCGTTGGCCTTTGACTGTAGTGATGGGGGTTGCTGCCATAGTGGTGGTTTTGGGGGTTTGAGTTTTTGGGTTGGGTTAGTTGAAAAGTGAGGCGACGAAATTCTCGGCGGCATCACGGTTTCCGGACTTCTTCAACTGATCGAGCGGGTCGGCTTTGGTTTTGGTTTTGGGGGCGGCGGAGGGGCTGACAACCTTGGGAGCGACGGCGGGTTTCGCGGGAGCGGCGGGAGCTTTTGGCTTGGTCGCTGCGGATTTTTTGGCCATGGCCTCGGCTTGCTGGAAGCGGAGGGCTTGGCCGCGAATGGCGTCGCCGATGATGAGTTCGAGATTCGGGAGCTTGGCGATGCCCGGGTAAGCTTGCAGCGTGGTGAGCATCATCTTGCGGGCCGGGGATTCGTCTTGGAAAAGCTCGGGGTAAACCTGTCGGGCTTCGTGCTGGAAATTCTCGCGCTGGGCGAGGTAGTTCCGGCGGGCGGGCTCGGCTTTGAGGATTTGGCGGGCGACTCGCAGGCGCTCTTGAAGCTCTTGCTTCGTGAACTTGCGGGTAGACCCGTCTCCCATCGGCACTTCCACTTCGCCTTCCATGTCGGCTTTGGCAATGAGGTCGGGCACATTGTCGAGGACGGTGTTGGCGGCGGCGAGGCGGCTTTCGAGGATTTCGGCGGTGGTGACATCGGCGAGGGGGTCGCTGGCGTCTTGCACCACGATGGGCTGGGCTTTTGTGAGCGCATCCCGGGCGGCGGCGAGTTCGGCTTGGAGGGTGGTGGCTTGCTCCTCGGCGCTTTTGGCGCGGGCGGTGAGCTTGTCCACGCGCTTGGTGAGTTTCCTCACGGCGGCGGGCTCGGCCTCTACAGGCTCCTCGTCGGGGTCTTCGTCGTCGGTGTCGGCGTCGGTTTCCTCGGGCTCTTCGTCTGCTTCGTCGGAGGGATCAGACGAATCGGACGAATCTTCGGGGGAATCTTCGGTCTCGGTTTCTTCGGTTGTATTGTCAGGGGTCTCATCCGCGATTGCTTCCTGGTCGGCTTCGGGGGCCGCCGGAGATGTCTCATCCACGGTGGGGAGGGTGACTCCCAGCGCGTCGATGACTTCGCCGATGCTGAATGCTGATTCTGTCTGGTCCATGGTTTGTGGTGCGTCCAAGTCGCGGTGTCAG